ATGCCGATTCCATTGACTTTCGCCATGGCCGAGGCCGCGGCGCCCTTCTTCTTCTCCTTTGCGCGTCTCGAATCTGCCTTAAAGGAAAGTGCCTATTGGCAATCAGATCGTCGCGGCGTCGTCTCTCCGGCTTGGAACTGCTTCATCCAGAAGCACGAAGCGAAATTCGCACTGGATGATGCCAGTAAAGCACTACTCTACTTGGCCCCGATGACACAAAGCATCCACGAAGACGGCGAGCATCTAGATTGGAGGCCGCTATCCTTCGACGATGACGCCTCCAATCTGAAAAAGGTAGTCGTATCCCTCAAGACCGTCAGAAACAACCTATTCCATGGCGGCAAGACTGGGACAGACGACGAGAGGCGAACCGTTAACTTGTTGCAGACGGGCAGACAGGTAATCGAGGTACTTGCGACACTCGATGCCCGTGTCGCAACCAACTATCGCGGTCGGACCTAGACGTGCGCAACGCCGACCGGCGGAATATACTGGATATACAAACAGTGTTTTCCGCCATGCCGTTCAAAGACCCGCTCACCTTCGCCGAGCTCCGGGCCATCCGGGAGCGTCAGCCCTGGAACCCCGATGTGCTCACCCTGCTATGGGAGGTGAAGCGCTTGCGCGCGACCCTGCTGCGCATGCACCAGGTGTCCTTTGAACTGAAGCGACCCGCAGGGCTCATGGGTGGAATCTATGACGACCTGCTGGCGGGCCTGGCCGTTGAGCCCTGTGTGCTGGAGAAAGAACAGATGACCATGGAGCTGCTGGAATCACCCCGCAAGCTGCGCAAGGGGATGGCGCCGCGTTAGACCAGGTAGTGCCGCCACTCTATTGCAAGCGCCAAGCTCGATGCGCAATACTGACCTTCCCGTGATCTTCTTTTGGAGGGTATAGCAATGCAACGCGACGACATCCGAAAGTTGGGCGCCAAAGCTGCCCGCGAAGGGTTGGACCTCTTGGATTGTCCCTACTATGTCGCCTCGGCGATGCCCGGCCACACGGGTGAGGCCATCCGGGAATGGCGCGAAAAAGTCGACGCATGGGAAGCTGGATGGGTAGCTGAAACGGAGTCGAGGAAATCACTAGCTAGCGCGAGGCCCCCGCCGCGCTCAATCGAACGGTGCCCCACCTAAAATATTCTTTAACGCCCCAGCAATGGGGCGTTTTCATTGGAGAGGATGGCTACACCTACATGGCCGATGCCTCCGGGAGCAGGCAACTGGTACTGATAGAGCTTTGCGGAAATGCACACATTCGGCCGCAATCAGCCGAACGAGGCCCCGCAATCTAGGAGAGAGCCAAATGCCCAGAGGAACGCGACTCGCAGACGTCATCGTCAAACTACCAGACCGATCTACCTGTCGAATACAACGCCGATTAGTCATCAAGCGCGGGGCAACGGAGCCTTCGCAACCCGAATACCACTGTTCATTGGCAACGGGTGAGCCCGTTACATGGTTGGGCGACGGGAAGTACCGACTACCGGGCGGCTCAATCGCCGTAGCCGTAGCACATCGGCCGCCCGTAGCCTAGTCTTCCGAATTGCCGTCCCGCGTTGCGGGCGCCTCGTCCCTTTCAAAAGCACTGGAGCGCAAGTTGCGCAAGGGGATGGTGCCTCGCTAGGGCTTGGCCCAGGCGTCGACCACGGCCTGATGCCGGGCCGCGCACTCAGCATATTGGAACGCCAGCGCCGCGTGAGCCTGCGCCAGGTCGTCCGAGGAAGGCGAGTCAACGCGCGGGACTGGCGTGCACGGCTGGGCCAGGTTGGCCGGGAGTAGAGGCCGACCTGCACCCCACCCCGCCGCCTCGCCCCTCTTCAAGGCCGAAGTCTGCGAGGGTCCCATCGGCACCGGAGAGTATTGGGCCAAGACCGCAGCAGCCCATTCTCGCGTTTCGCCGCTGGAACGATCTGACGTGAGCGCGGATATTGCGAGCTGCACATAATCTCGCCGGACTTCTTTGTCCTTTTCCGCCGCCTGAAACTGCCACCCGAAGAAGGCGACGAGGACAGGGATAGCGATCATCGAGAGAATCTGTGCAATATCTTTGCCCTTGGCCAGCCAGTCTCGTTCCATCGTGAAGCCTCCGTTACGATTGCTGGATTCTATTCCGAACGCTGGATGGCTTTGATATAGCCCTGCAGCCCATTCACCTGGTCAGCCCATCGAGCAGCATCTTTTCCCAGTTGCTCATATCGTCCGACACACGGCCCAATAATTCCGATCCAGTCGGGGCCGGCTGCATCAGGTCCGCCGCCGGTTCCGGCAGCTTCGGAGCGCCGCTGGGCAAGCTGGCGCAGCAGCCCGTCAATGCGGCCACGCTGAGCGACAACAGTCTTTTCAGCAGCCTCTCGCGCCAGGACGGCGCCGCGGTGTTTGGCATCAGCACGATCTCTTTCCTCCTGCCATGCACGCTCGATTGCGGCCTGACGTTTTTCGATTTCGGCCTGCCGGGCATCCCCACCGGCACGGAACTGGCTGGCGCCGTACCAGCGCACACCTAGAACCGCGACCACCACCAGGACGGCGCCAATCAGATAGGGAACGGCGGCGCGCAGCAGCGGATTCATGCCCGCCCCTTCCAATCGCGCGGGATCTGGAAGTGCGGACCGTCCTTGAACGACTTCCAGTCGCCGCCCCACTCCACCGGAACTCCCAGCTCCGCGGCGCAGGCCATGACCACCGCGGCCAGATTGGCGAACGCTTGCCAGTCGTTCCAGGGAATCCCGCCACCCACCATCGGCGCCAGGTCAACGGCGTGACCTAGGCCGTCGGCCTGCGGCAAGTGGTAGCTGGCCATGGTCTTGCTGGCTCCGCGGGCGAGGTACTCGCGCTGCTGCTCGACAGTGCGCACGCCCTCTACGACCGTGAAGTCGACAGCTGTTCGCTGGATCGCCAGCTTCACAACGGCGACCAGATCAGGATGCACGCCCACCAGTCGCGTCAGACTGCGCTGCGATAGCTGAAATTGGCTCATTTCGAATCACCTCCCAGCTTGAACGAGATGAGCCGGCGCGCCGCCAGCTCCAGAATCTGCTCACCCAGGATTCCTAAACCTGCGCCCGCTCCGATAACCACCACCTGGGGCGCATCCGGAAAGGGGATGTACAGCAGCGCTGCCACAGTGCCCAAGGCACTCCCCAAAATCGTCCTTCCCAGTACGACCCGCCACGACAGCTTCTCCTGACTGGTCAGCGCTCGACCCACTGCGATCAAGGCACCCATACCCGCCAACCAGGCGATCGTCTTTTCAAAATCGTTCATCGCGTCCCCTACAGACGAAAAAAAGCCCGCCGAAGCGGGCAATGCTCAATTGCGAGATGGCCCTAGATGACCTGTCCCGCTTCGACAAACAGGGCATCAGCCTGCTCGCCCGTCAGCGCCAACGCGTCGATGGCCGCCAGCGTGCTGAAGCTGTCGCGGCGTACTGACGGCGCCATTTCCCAAGCTAGGCGGCGCTCGTCGGTAGCGACCATCGCATCGAAAAACGCGTTGACCTGACTCAGTAGCCCGTGGCGCGCAAGCACAACCACGGCCTGGTACTTTGTCACCCCCTGCGGCACGGGTTGAGGTGCCGGCGCGCTCGGATCGTGGGCGCTGTAGACCGCCTGAACCGCGGCACGCTGGGTGTCCGTTAGGTCCTCGCCATACAAAAATTCGCCGTCTCCAGACCATGAGAAAGGAAGTCCAGCAAGGCCGGAGGACTGAAGCTCGGAAAAAAATGAAGGGCCAATGCTTTTCATATCATCAACGCTGCCGAAAGTTCAGTAATGTGCCGCACCGCTAAGGCCGTGCTGACGTACCCCATGGGAACAATATTGTGCGGGCCATCTACCGACACTCCAAAGGTTGTTCCCTTGGCGACTGCGGCGCGGCCCCCGGTGTTATCGTTAAGAATAGACCCGACGTTGCCGCCCGTGACCACCGCGCCATCGGCGGAAATGCCCGTGAACACTTCGGAGGATCCAAGCTCCGTCCTTAGGGATTGGCCGAACAGTCCGACTTGGACCCGCGTCTCAGACCACATGAGCGTATTGAACCCACCGCCGATGCTCACCCACGTCGTTGATGCGGACGTCACGTCGTAATTGCCGACAAGGCCCACCTGTCTGCGATTGAACCAGGATGCAACGCCGCGATTATTGGCGTCCCAGAGAAATCCCCCCGTTGGATCGTTGTATGCCATACCGACCAGGGTCAGCCCTGGGTTTCCGCCAACAATCTCAACGCCGTCAGTGTGTGGCGAATGCCCCTCGCCCAAGCCGTTCAAGCCCAAGGAGATATTGCCATTTCCTGCGTCTAGCGCCACGACGTATACCGTAGCTCCGGAGGGAATGGCCGAGCGAAGCAACGGTATGCCTGCCTGCGGAATCCGACACTGCTTGTTGTTAATGATCATGCCGTTGCCGTTGTAGGGCATCAGGCGAAGCTCATCTGCACTGACGCGGACCAGCCGGCACTGGCCGTGCGCGAATGGCGGCAGGTCGGATGGTGGGATCAGACCATTTCCCCCCTTCTCCACAAAGCCCTGTAGCCGATCCGTCAGATCGTTATGTTTCGTAAATGCAGTGCGAGGAGACTCGCCGCGGCGGCCGTTCGGCTGCGGCGTATCTAGCTCAACCTTGTACGCGGAAAGATCAGGCATTCTCTTGCGCCTCCATCTGCGCTTTCGCCTCCTCCTCCGCGCGCACCGCGGCCACGGCCAGCTTGACCTCGTTCATACCAATCATCATGAGCCGCGCGGTGAGTCCGTTGATCAGCTCCGGCGTCAGCCGATTCTCCATGTTTTGCATGAGCACCCTATGAATTTCTTCCTGCATGATTTTTCCCAAAGCTAGAGCCAGCCCGTTACATCGAGATAGGCCATATCGTTCGTAACGGAGAGCGTGTAAAAGCGGTTGTTGAACAGCGGCGCCCAACCGAAATATGTGCCGAGATTCTCACCAAACCTGGAGAAAACGCCGTTGTTTCTGGCGGCGAAATGCTCGCCCCAATGAATGGAACTCCACCCCCCACCCGGGTTTGCATAGCACTGGTAACCCTGCCGGTAAAAGGATGGGCAGTACGCCCACTTGGCGAAAGGCAACCCGCCGTACTCCACTCCGTCGAGGTACCCGCTTCCGCTCCCGTCGGCGTTCCAGTAGCGCCCCAACTGCATCGTCCTGTAGACATTCATGGGCCTCGCAGTGCTCATGAAGATATGGCGCCCATCCTCAGACCAGATATCCAAAGGCCCCCCGGTCTTCCACGGCCGGTCAAAGATGTAATACTCAACAGCCGCGCCCGCGAAAGTGACGGTATACGTTCCATTCCCATTGTTTCGAAGCTCTCGCATGCTTGAAAACTGCTGAGTTGGCCGAAAAAAAACTATCGGTTCGAGCGCTGGGAACGTCAGTGAGGTTCCGACGCCCAGGTGGCGAAGGAACATATTGACGTTCTTGCTATCCACGATGAGGTTGCCTGCAACGTCATTGAGAACTAGTGCAGCATCAGCCATATCAAGGAAGTCCGTAGTAAACGCGAAGGCGGATCACTGGGTTGTTCGGGTTCGTCACCACTTCCCATTTGATCGTCCCACCATTGCGGGTAACGGCAGGCCAATTGGTGCCTCCCGTGATCGGGCTACACACAAACCAAGAACCTGCCTCGTTGAGCACATCGACAAACCGGGAGCCATTCCCGGCGGTGGTCTCGAAGCTGCCGAACTGACGTGCCACCCGCGTCCCATACTGAAAGAGCGGCACGCCGTTCTGATCCCAGAGGTCAAGAGGTACAAGCGCCATCTAAGCCCCCCCGAAGCGCGCTCCCAGCTGCCCATTCGGGTAGTAGTAGCGTATGCCCCTGTTGCTGAACTCCGTCCGCGAACCATCCGTATCAGTGCCGTTAAACGACAGCAGGCCAGTCCGCATGTTTATGTTCAGCAACGGCTGTCCCGCCGCATTGGTGGCGTCGGACCGCAGGTTGTCCACGAACACCCCCGAGTCCAGAGTTCCCTTTTTGAAGTAGGCCGTATCGAAATAGGCGGTATCGTTCGCAACATCGAAGATGAACGGAGAGTGCATACGTCCATTCAAGGAAGTGAGAAACGCCACTGTGTCAGCCATCACCAGGAACTCACTACGCCGTTGACCGTTCTCACCGATAGAGGCGCCCAACGCAACGCCGGACTGAACGACTCGTCCATCCTGACGAACCTCTGCCTTCAGCATCCACGTCGAACTAAGCGCGAGCTTGGTCGTGGCCGCCAGCAGTCCTGCCGAATCAGCCGTGGACTGAGCGTTACCCGCCAACTGTTGCGCAGTAGACGCCGAGCCTTGCGCATTGACTGCGAGACCTCGAGTCTCCTGAATGGAAGCCTCGTTGGTGCCGACCCGCCCACTCATGGTTTGCATCTGCTGCGCCGTCACCGCCGTAAGGCCCGCAGTGACCGCCAGCTCATCCTGAATGACTGCTATGTTCCCATTGACTTGGGCCGCCAATGACACCCGGCGCCGAGCTTCCCGGTAGTCCCCCTCGTTCACAACTGAGGTTACGGACACCGTCCCTACAAAGCTCGTACCATCGTCACCCGCATACCATTTCTGGTCGATCACATCATCCCCGGCGAGGTCGCCGATGATATCTTCCATGACACCATCGGCTACGCCAGCCGAAATCTCAGTAATCAAATCGGGGGCCAGGTGCCCGGCGTTGATCTGCCCCTCCATGTAGCTCAACAGCTTGGACGGGTCAGAACTTGACTGACCACGAACACCTTGCTCGCCGGGATACCATGGGCCTGGCTGGTCCGCGTCGTCACGCACCCGCGCCCAGAAGTACATTTCCTGGGAGTTCCCCATTCCAACTATCGAATGGGATGCCTGCGGATAAGCGAAGGATCCCAGTAACTGCGCCGCGGTAAAGTCATTGGTCAGCGAGCGATAAATCTCGATGGACCGCAGATTGATGCCCGACGGCCAAATCCAATGCAGGTCAATGCCCATGACCTGGCTGGACGTGGTCAGTGCAATCAGGCGCGGCGGCGGTAGCATGGTGGCGGAAATCTGCCCCTGCCACGTCTTCCATGGCCCCGGCAGCGTGCCAATGCCGCGCGCCCTAACCCACCACACTCCAGGCGAAAGCTGCGCCTTCGTGCTCGGTTCGGCTACCGTCCCGAGAGGCATCCAGGTCGTGCCCTGATCGTTGCTGGCCTGGAACTCGTAGGCGGTGGCGCCCCGTGCCGGCGTACACGAAACCTGCTGAACGCCCGTTATAGCGGTTGCGAATACGCTCACTTCGTTCACTACCGGCGCACCAGGCTTGGTGGGCAACAGCGATGGTGGCGGCGGCGGAGGCACTGCGCCGCCCAACTCAGCGGTATGCACAGACTCGGCATAGTTGACGAACGTCAATGCCACCCTGCCGTTCTCATCCGGCGTCGCCGAGAGTGCCAGCGTATTGAGCGCCCGTTTTTCTCCCGGACCAAACTGGTAGTAGGTCGGCTCCTCTGTGTCACCTGAAGCAATATCCACGTCCACCGGCAAGGCGCTGGCCAGCACCGCTGAAAACTCATTCCCTCCCTGAGTTACCAGGAACGGCCCGCGCACGGTGCCATCCAGCATGCGCAAACTCAGGTAATGATTCTCGCCGGCCCACCATTCCAATGGTTCGGATGCGGTGAGTACACGCGTGGCCGGGTTGTACCCGCGAACGAATCCCGAAAGCCCCCATTTCGGCACGTCATGCGTGATCGCGACAAGATCAAGGTACTTGGGTAAGAGACCATCCTGCTCGGCCGAGAGCTTCGGAAATCGGCGCTGGTCGCGGTGGGCCGCCGCCATACTCATGCCTTCGCGCCAAGCGTGAGCGCGATCCGTACAGCCGATCAACTCTACGGTGTAGGGGCGCTCCTGCGTCCCGCCAGGCAGAACGCAAGCGACTTCCTCGGGCTTCCAGGTTTCCCTATTAATGAAAGAAACCACCACATGGTCGGGGCTGTCGGACCTCATGAACTTGTAGTCCACGGAGAACGACTCGGCCACGATGTTCATGGGCGTAAACATCGCCTGAGGCAGGGTGCGCGGCTCATTGCGCACGATGTCGATAACACCAGCGTAGTACATGGGCCGAGCACGCCCGACGCGGGCGATCTTGGTCAGCGCATCCCAGAACGTGACGGTGGTGTCGAATACACCATTGAACTCGTCGCCGCGGCTTTCCCAGACTTGCGCCAAGCGGTACAGCTCGAACAAGTTGATGCGGCTGTCCACCAGCCCCCGTCCATACTCCTTGTTTGTGCAGGCATCGGCAATCGCCCAGGCAGGGCTACGCGTCGCCACCGTCGATTGAGACCACCCATCCACAGGGTTCCACGTCTTGAGCTTACGTGTCGCAATCACGTTGACGCGACGCGCCGTGGACTGATTCAGGTTGTTCGTCGCCCGCATGACCACGGCCAGCAAGGTCAGATTTCCATACGACTGCTGCGACGGAAGGTAGGCGCGCATGCCGGCCCATTGCAGCACGTTGCCATACCGTGTATCCGTCTGCTTGTTGTTAGTGCGCACAGCGCGCACTTGATAGCGCCCCTCTGGCACGTCATAGCGATAGGTCCGAGCCTGCGGAGTCGCGGTGGATGCTCGGAAGGATTCGCTCCCTAGTATGAACCACTCACCGACGGGCTGGCCCGCGCTGTTAATAGCCTGCGCCGAGACTTCCCACGTGACAGTGAACGGATCCAGCCCCCCTTTATCATCAGCGCGGTACAGGCCCGCGGGGAGGGCGATATCGATAGCGATACGGTTGGCAAGTGAGTCCGCCGGATTGGCTACAAAAGGCCCAACAATGCCGCCCCCCGCCTCGTTCGCCCCCTTCAGTTCCAATCCCTGCACGGCATTGGACGTGACCACGTTATCCGGGAACAGCGTTACTTTGCCACCTGGGCGAATGACCTCGTATCGCACCTCACCGAAGTTATCCATTGGGGTATCTTCGATAAGCCGCTGCTCGAGCTCAACTTCGCCCTGGCTGATCGCCAAGAGTTGGTACACATACTGCTGATTGCCATCTAGCTCGGTGTAAGGCTCGGCGGCGAAGTCGGGATACACCCGGAAGCGCCCGTACAGAACCGGGATAGCCTCAAGCAGGCGCGCCCGGTTCCCCTGCGCGTTCATGCCATAGGTGGGGCTGGCCTGTTCACGGCCAGCGGCAACGTTGGCCGTGGGCGGCGGAAGGACCGCGTTAAGCAGCAAGTTGCCGCCTATCATGATCCCCGCCGACATCGCCGCCGCGGCGCCGCCCTGCAACATCAGGGCCGCTGGAGCCCACATGGAAGCGACTACCAGCGCCACCTGCAGCAGCGTGCGAATGGGATTGGAGCCACCATTGCCCCCGTCGCCGGGTAGGTAGAAAACCGCAACCACGTCAGCACTCTTGATCCGACGCGCCCATTGGGCCTGCAGTAGGTACTCCCCATTCACCTGAACCACGAAGACATGGTTGCGCACCAGCTTTTCGCCGCGCCCCGACACCGCGCCACGAGCTCGCAGCATGGTATCAAGGCGCGTTCCAGCGCGCACCGCCACCAACTCACGGTCCAATTGCGGCCGGAAGGGGTTTTCGCAGAAGAGAACTTTAGGCATGGATTCGATAAAACTGACAGCGCCCGAACCCCAACATCCGAAGTTCGCGCATATGAGTGAAGATGACGCCGTAGCCGCGCATAGCGTGCAGCACGCCGCCGCCGTCGATTTCCAGGTAGATGCCCACGTGAGGTTCACTTCCCTGCCGCATCAGCACACCGTCGCCATGCGCCGGCACAGGAACGATCTCCCATTCGCCGGAGCGCATCTTCTCGGCATGCAAAGCGCGAGCAGCCTCACCCAAGACACAGGCAGGAATTCCACCTCCGAAGTGCGCCAGGCGCACCGCGCGCAGCAAGCCCCAGCAGTCGTAGGCGTTCGGGCCAATGGCGCCGGCTTCCCACGGCTTCCATAGGAATTCGGCGACTTGGTCGGCCCTCATCGCACAAGCCCCGGAAAGCGACTGGCCAAGTACTTCATGCTCGGGAAGGCGGCGTTATGCACGTCATCCAGGGTTGCCGTACCTGTTATCTGGAGGCCCGTGGCGTTGACGTTGGTCAGCTCCATGACGATGGGCGGGTCCATGCCTGGCTTGGAGAGATCCGTCGAAACAAAGGGGCGATAGATCATTACGATGGGCTCGCTTGGAACGCTCGCGGCCGCCTCCAGGTGGGCGATGATTTCCTGTGTCACGCCATCCAGCGTGACTTTCATCTGCGGCACTTGGTCCTCTTCGAACCCTGGCAGCGAAAATCCGAAGGCCGCTGCGGTGAAATCCACGTATTGCCCACCGTGTAGCGGGGCGCCACCTTCCAATCGAGCCACGATGTTTTCGTAGCCCAACGCCACGCGAATAGCCGTAGGTTGCCCTTCGTCGCCCACGAAGGCCGAGTGAAGGACTTCCAGCGTGTCGAACGTCACGCGGTCTTGTGGCGCGCTGGCGTAGGCCTCTTTCAATGCCTGTTCCAAACTCATAGAGACACCCAAAGAAAAGGCCCGCCGAAGCGGGCCTAAAACTGACATTCAATTTGCTAGTCGATGTTGAGCTTTTCGACCTGCCCAGACACCCGCCATACGCCGGTAGCCACAACCAATTCCTCGGCAGGGGCCTTGATGAAGCGCACTCTGGCCAGGCGCAAGCCCCGTTCGTCACGAATCTTCAGCATGAACCAACTAGCCCACCCGTTCAGATCGTCCTTAGCAAACGCCGAATACGTCGCAAACTGCTCCTCCGTGAGAATGAACTGGACAGACTGTGCGATGGGATAGACTCGAAATCGCCGACGTTGGCGTGCCATTCCGCTATCCATTGGGGTGCGGATGAATGGGTCTTGGGGCTGCCGAGAGAAATTTGCCAATGGCAATGAAACAGGCCAGACAGGTAACGTCATACTTCACCCCAACTTCGGCACAACACCGAACCGTTTCTGTATAGCGCGACCCGTCGCGCTTTGACCTGTAGCGATTGCGGACCCGAGCCGCTGATCTATCTGCTTCCAGATCATTTCGATTGATAGCGAGCCGTCCGCGTTCTGACGTGCCTGCACTGCTGGCTCCGATGGCGCCCCCGACATACTGATGTGGATGCTTGGGACGCCGCCATAGCTAGCCGCTGAACCGCCTGGCTTCGACCGATCAACAGGCGGCGGCAGCGCTGGCGAACCAGCCATCCCCCCCACAGCGTGCCCAGTCCGAATCGAGCGCCGCAGGGCATTGAAACCGCTAGCGCCACCCAAGGCGCGGATCTCGTCTTGGTTCAGCACGCCCTCGCCGCGATGGACGATGCCGGCCGGCTCGAAGCGCCCGCCGTCCCCGGTATAGCCGCCAGTGGCAAACTTGATCCCGTCCAGCAAACCGCCAGCAGTACCCCCAATGCCCTTCACGTTTGAGCCGGACACCGTGGGGCTGCTGCCCGTCCAGCTTCCCAGTGCACTGCCCAGCGCACCAGCCAACGGTCCGGTGATGCTTTGCTGTACGGCAATCCTGACCATGTCCGAGATGATGCTATCGGCCAGGTCCTTGAAACTCAGTTTGCCGGTACGAACAAACCCCGCCAGCGCGTCGTCCATACCGGAGAACGCGTTTGTCACCGCTCCTTCGATCGACGAAGCCACGTTCGTGGCACTGTCGGCGTAGTTCCCCAGGCCGCGCGCCATACCCAACTGCCACGAGGCTTCCGCCTCACGTTTCTTGGCTGCGGAATCCTGAAGGATTTCGACCTGGCGCTCTTCGGCAGCGCGCAGGGCTTCAACCCGCGCCTCGTACAGTGACTGAGCCAAACGCGTGGATTCGACCTGTTGATCCTCTTCCAGCTTGCGGCGACGCTCGGCGTACTGCTGCCGGACCGCCACCTCCTGCTCCATCAGCTCGCGCTGCTGGTCGGACATCCCGACACCCGCAACTTCGATGTCACGCTCGCGCTGGTACAGATCGAGTTCACGCTGGATAGCGCCGAAGTAGCGCGCCGACTCGGCAGCCTTCTTGGTCGCTTCGTCGGCCTCCTTCCAGGCCTGAATCTCCCCGAACAGTGAAAGGGCGCGGGCGCGGTCAGCGTCCGCCCCCTTGGCCTGCTCGATGCGATAGCGCTCCTGGGCATCGGCAGTCATGCCCAGCGTCGCCCTCTGCTCTTCCAGCCGCTTGACCAGGCCCTGTAACTCGCTTGCCTGGTTGGCACCACCCTTCGGTAGGAACCGGTCGTTCAATCGCTTCTGCGCGTCACTGTCGAAAAGCGGTCCCAGCGCCTCGCGCCATTCCTTCTCGGCCCCCTTTAGCCGCTCGCCAGGCGTAGCGAACTCCTTCAGGAACTTGTCATAGGCGGCCCGATACTTGTCCAGTTCGTTGATGACAGGCGCCACGCCCCCCGCAGCAGCGGCCTGCGCCCCCGTCAGCGCCTCGATCTCCTGGCGTAACCCCGCCACACTCCCTGAGGTTTCGATGACCTTCTGAGCGAGTTCCACCAGCCGCCCGCGGCTCGACTCGCTAGCGCGGCCCGAAGAGACATAGGACTCGACCAGGGCGGCGAGCGCCGTGGCCATCTGCTCCGACGACAGGCTTGTGTCGGAAGCCACGGCCTTCATTTCCGCAGTAAAGTCGACGCGGTACTGGGCAGCGGCACGCGTGCCCTCCGTCAACGCAGGTTTGAATGCATTGCCCAGCTCGAAAACGGCGGCTTGGCTTTCCTTGAGTGCCGCATTCAGGTCGTCCGTCTTGATGCTGATTACTTGCTGGCGCTGCAGCTCGTTCAGCCTCTTGAACGACGTCACCAGGTCATCCACGTTTCGCTTGGTGTCAGCCACTTCCCGCGCACCAGCCGACGCCGAGTCGCGCGCGTCCCGTCCGTACCGGGTCCATGCGTAGGCCGCTCCGGCAAGCGCGAGCGTGACTGCGCCCACCGGCCCGCCCACCAGCGCAAGAACCGCGCTCGACGCCCGTGCAACCGCTCCGAGGCCAGCCAATCCTGCGGCCGCTGGCGCGCCCACTCCAGCCATGCGCGCAAGCGTGGTTTGGTAGCGTGCAGCCTCGATCTGGGCGGCTGCAAATGCGCCAGCCGACGACAAGGCAGCGGCCGTCAATCGTGTGCCCAACACCACCGCCAAGGCGCCGGCGCCCACCGTCAGCGCGTTGAGCCCGTCCCGAGCTGCGTCTGAACCCAGCGCATCGTTCACCGCCTCGATGGCCCACCGCAGCCCGCTCAGGCTGCCGCTTTCATCGGTCAGCAGCGCAGACACGGTATTGCGCAAACCGATCAGCGCGCCGCCCAACGTATCACGCGCGGCGGCCGCCGCTCCGCCGTAGCTTTCTTCTAGGGCGCGCAGCACCACACCCTGCGCCTCGGCAGTACGGCCGGAGAGTTCCAACTGCTCCACCAGAGCTTTCTGCTCCTCGGTGAAGCGGAACCCCTGCCGGCCCAACGCGGCCAACCCTTGCGAGGGAATATCCAGCGCGCGACCAATGGTCTCGGCGGACGCGCGAATGGTCATACCCGTGCGTGCCGCCATGTCGGCAGCCGCCTGCAGCGCTCGCGGAAACTCCTGGCCAGCAATCCCGATGAACGCCAACAGCGTGGTCTGGGCGTCGGTCACTTCGCCGGCCGAGATCGTGCTGGCCGACTCGATGGCATCGGCCATGGCGTTCAGGCTGTCGGCGCTCATTGTCGCGGCGCGTCCAGTCGACTCGATCACGGCGGCCAACTGGGCCTGCTCGTTCTGAGCGTTGATCGTGTTCTGGACAAACGCGGTCAGCGCCGTACCCGCCGAGATACCGGCAAACGCTGCCCCCATCAGTGCGGAGGCACGTGTCCAGGACGATCCGGCCTGCTCAGCGCTCTGCTCCATTTCACGCGCCGCCCGGCGGGTAGTACGGGCGGCACGGTCCATGTCAGTCTCGAAACTGCCAGTCCGAGCCAGCAGGTCGACGACGATTGATCCGGCAGTTGACATGTAACTCACCTATGCCCGCGAGGGCTTCATTCCAAGGGCGGCGAACGTCTTTAGGTCCGCTTCAGAGAACTGATCCGAGAGCAACGGCATCGAGTCATCGTCTTCCCGAAGACCCATGCCACCCGCCAGCCAATCCAGGCGTGCCGGGAAGTCCCCGCCAACCTGGACCTGAGCCAACATGGCCGCGGGGCGGTGGTAGCGGTGTAGGTCGTCGAAAGGAGACTCCTGGTAGAACTGCTGCCAGGACCGAAATTCGGGCTCCGTCATGACTCTTTTCAATTCCCCAATGGTCCGCCCCAGGCCCAGGGCCAGGATGTGCCAGAAGCGGACCTCGCCCGTTAGCCTTTTCCCCGCAGATCCGCGAAGTCGTTGATCTCGGCGATCACGTCCGACAGCTGGCGCAGCACCTTGGGCTTGATGCGATTGGCCTGTTCCAGGCTCAGCGCGGGCTTGCCCTCGGCCGTCACCATGCTGGCGACGACCAGGCGGCTGTGTGCGCGATCGCGCACGTCTTCGTTCGGGGAGGTCAGCGCAGCGACCCATTTGTTGAACTCGACGTGGCTGACCGCCTTGAAGTACAGCTTGTGCTTCTTGCCGTCGCCCAGCTCGACCTCGCGCTCCACGACCTCGTCGCTAACGAAGAGCGCGTCGGGCAGTTCTTGGTTTTCCATGTCGCCCCCTTACGCCACCGGCTTAAAGTTCCAGGTGACCTTGCCCGAACGCTGCAGCGTCAGGGTTCCGGTCACGCGGTCGTTGGTGGCGGCATCGATCGTCACTTCCGCGATGTACGCCTGAAAGCGGGCTGCCGTGCGGCCGACCGGGAGAACAATCACATCGCCGGCATCCAGAGTCGGTGGCGCCGTGCCGTCCGAAAAGCCCATGATCCAGTCCAGCACCGCACCCGACTCTTTCAGATCCGTGAGCACGCCTTGATGCGACTCTGCCGTCGGAATGAAGTTGAAGGGCACCGACACCTGGCCCGGCGCGCCCAGACCCGGAATAAATTCCTGATCCTCGGTAGCATCCAGGCAGGTAACGTCGATCTGCGACTTGGTACCCGCCCCCAGGCCGGTAATGCCCGTGGGGCAGGCCATCTTCAGAATCACGGGGTTCGGGGTGGCCAGGGTATTGAGCACGAACAGGTGGGTGCCCTGGGTCTTGATAACGCCAGCAGTCATAATGACCTCACAAAAAAAAGGCCCGCACATGGCGGGCTGATGGATCTGCGGAAATTGACGGCCTATCGGCCCCTGATGAAGTCGGCCTGTAGCCCAATGCGAAACAGCTTGGTATCGGTCTCGCGGGTGTGGATGAAAACTCGATTTGCGATGCCGGCCGCGTCTAGCGCATCGCGCACCGCCCCCGCCAGCGATATGCACGCAGCCTCCTGGTCATCGTTCGGGCCTGTCCAGCAGTCGATCTGGACCGTGCCGTTGTCGGCGTCTGGAGGCCCGCTTAGCTGGTCGTAGGGGTTATCGATGACCGTAAACCAGGTGATGTACGGGGCGGATACGCCCTGCGGCGCCATGCCCGATCCGTAGATTCTGGGGTTGTCACCCACATAACCACGCACCGCCGGCGTGTTAATCGTCTTGAATACGGGCGCCAGCATCACAACCTCCCTTCACGCCTGGCCTTGGCGACTACCTTCTCGATCTGGCGCACCACGTCGGCGCTCACCAGTTCGATTACCCGCTGGCCGTGTTGCTGAACAGCGGGTCGCAGCCACGGCGTCGCTGGCTGGTGGCTGGAGCCGTACTCCTTCAGCGCTGCCGTCTTGCGGGTCGTGACGGGCTCCTTGCCCTTGCGCGCGTAGGTCTTCTGACGAACGCGCACTAGGTAACGCTCGCCCTTACTGCCGATAGGCGGCTTTCCGCGGCTGGCGATCACGTTCTGCACCAGCAGGCCGGTGGACTCGTCGCCGCTCTGCGCAATCGTCGCCCTCAGGTTCTCCTTGGCCCTGTCCCGCAGATACCGGGCACCACGCGCCAGCGCCGTCTTCACTGGCCCGCCGCGCTTGGAGACGACCTCGGCCGGCAGTGATTGAAGCGTGCGCATCACGTCATCGACGCCGCGCAACCTCATTTCAACTTTCACAGTGGCTCCCCTTCCGGCCTGGTCTCGCCGGCAGGTTCCCCGTCCAGTGTCATCCCGGGCAACTCATCCTGATCACCGTCGGCGGCGAGAGCCTCCAGCAGTACGTCCAGCTTTCCCTCGATACGAGCTAGGCCGGCCTCGATGCGGTCCATCTGACTGAGTGCTGGGCCTTTCCAGCCAGGCGGTGGCGGCGGTGCCTTGGTTTCGGGAATTTCCATGGTTATTGACCCTCGCTCGGTCCATCCACACAACGCAGCCGCCACTCGCGGCGCGCGGTGGCGTCCGTCTCGGCGGACTGGATATTGAAGATCTGACCGTCCCAGACCAGGCGCCAGGACGCAAGCACCGTAGGGCTCGTAGGAAACCATCGCAAGTTAACCCTGGCGCTGACCTCGGCCTGAGTGGCGTTGCCGCCCTGGAACTCGCGGCCGTGGCCCGTCAGCACCTCCGCGGGCACGTTTTCGAGCTGCAAGCCGTTTGCCAGCACCACGGGCCGCCAGCCGCCGCTGCCAGGAACGATGTAGCCGTTTTCGTCACGCAAGGGCTCCCCCTTGGATTCGAAAGTCACACGGTGGCGTAGTCGATGAGCAAGCATCACACCCCCAAGCCGATACGGAACGGCTGCAGCTTGATTTCGGCCGCGCGCCGCAGCTTCTCGGCATCGTCGGGCGTCGCCTGGTAGGCGGCCTGCAGGAGCAACAGCACGCCCAGCACCATGCTGGCCGGCGGCACATCCAGCGGCGGAACGGGTACAAGCACACCGTCAACAAGAGTCTCCGCCGGGTATGGTTGGAGCAACCCGCGATTCATGAACTGCACCGCTTCGTCTTCGGCTCCATCCAGCAGCGTCTGCAGCTTGGCATCGTCCGCGGCGTGGATCACGTCCAGTACGGTCTTGGCCCTTTCCAGGAGAATCACCGACATCGCTATTCCTTGCCGTCCGCCTTGGTGGCGACGGGCTTATCAGCGGGCCGCCGCGCGCCGCCAGCCTTGACCTGGTTCCTGGGAGCCGGTGCCATCTTGTTCTGAGGCTCCGGCGCCGCCGTGTCCCCTGCTTCGACAATCAGGCCAAGCCGGAGCAGTTCTCTCGCGCGCTCGCCCGATACATCTATCGGCCGCCCGCGCGGCTGATACTCGCTCCCATTGAGGAAGCCTTTACGTGCGATGTAGGACATGACTTTCTCCATTTGAGCGGGCCGGACCCAGCCGGCCCGCTCATCGGTGACCGTATTACGGCGTGGTCGCAAACTCGCCGTGGACGAACGATTCGGGGCGGTAGACCGCCATCGCCAGACGCTCTTCGGCGCGGATCGTCACCATGTTCTTGCGGAAGTTGTCGCTGTCTTCCGTCGAGACTTCCACGGCGGCGTCTTCACGGTCGAAGACCTGAGCGGCGATGTTGAACGCACCCACCAGGAATTCGCCTTCGGGAACCGCGGTGGTGTCCACCACCGGCAGCTTCCAGAGACGCGGCACGCCACCGTCCACCACGTTGACCCAGATGTAGCGCCCCTGTTCGTCCTTCTGGAGCTCGATGTCGGCCCAGTCCACAGGGTTCAGCACGATGCCGCTGGCGCGGTATTCAGCGATGCGCACTTGCAGAATCGCGCGCCGCAGCAGGTCGATCTTGGTGTCGCCAGCCTTGCGCAGAGATTCGTTGAAGGCCGTCGCCTGGGGAATCAGGCCCAGGAGGTTCTGACCCGTGCCGTCGCCGGCCAGGATCTGGTTTTCCTCGACGTACTTCAGGCCGTAGATCGCGCGTCCGTTGATGTAGCTCTGCAGCAGCGGGATGTCGGCCAGAACCTGCTTGGAGGCCAGGAACCAGTGGGCGATCGTCTTGACGGTCGTGGTCTTGAGCTCGAAAGACAGGTCCGACTGGGGCTTCGCCGCCGTTTCGGCCACGGGGGCTGCCATGTTCTGGAAGCCGGATTCCTGCACGAACTCGACCGAGTTCGAGCCGGTACGGCCCGGCATGATCAGATCGCGGATGGTGAAGGGGCGATCCGGACCCGAGATGATGCCCGGCACGCGCGTGGGCTGAATCGCGGCGCCGACGCCACCGGTTCCGGTAGTCGAGCTGGTGATACTGGTGACCGCCTTGACGTTCATGCGGGCAATGCCCCGACCCTTCGCGGCCAGGCCGGTGAAGTCGTCGGACTCGGTGAACTGCTCGCCGATGGACTTTTCGGCCTGCTCATCGTTGGCGGCGCCGCGGCGGGCGAGCTTCTGCTCGACCTCGACCAGGCGTTCGGTCAGAGCGATACCGCTCTTCGACAGCGTTTCCAGGATGCCCTTGGTGTCATCCAGGACCTTGCCATGCTCCTTGATCTCGGCCGAGGCCTTTTCGGCGAACGCCTTGATCTCTTCATCGCGCTCGTTCAGCGCTTGGACGATGCCTTTCAGTTCCAGGGTATCGTCCAGACGCCCCGCATTGTCGGCGGCCTTGCGGCCGAACTCGTTCTTGTTTGCCAGATTGCTATAGCGGCCCATTTGATTACCTTTAAAAATTCGGGAGTTGAAGCCGGCCGATCTGCTTGATCAGTCCAGCGGTTTCTTCATTCGCCTCGCTCCCGGACTCGCTCCGGTCAAGCAGGTGTTTCAGGCCTCGATTAGCGATCACCGCGGCCTGAGATTTCGAGAAGCCTGCCTCGCGCAGGAACCGCTCAAAATCGGGAAGGTCCGGCATGCCCCCATGAGCAATTCGAGCCTTGATTTCGTCGACTCGCGCTTCCTCGTTCGCAGGCGCCGTGACGATGGATATTTCCACCAGGTCGAGGCGCTTTAGCGTGCGGATACGCGTCTTTTCGTCGTAGCTGTCCTCACGGACGTAATAGCCAATCGACAGGCCGGTAATCGCGCGGGTCTTCATGCCGCGATACGCCGTCTTGGCATAGGTGGCGTCGTCCAGCCATAGTTGGCCAGTGCCGTGCAGCCCGTGAGAGTCTTCCTTCAACTGGTCGATATCCCAGTTCCCGATCGGCTCGCCGCTGCGGTGTTGCCAGAGAACCGGAAAAGTCCGACCTTTGCCCCGCGTCTGTTCGATGCTGTCCTTGAACGCCCCTGGTGCAACAACTTCGTTGTATGAATCGACAACGCCGAAGACGGAGCCGTAGCCAGAAAAAAGGCCGTCATCTTGGACGGCCTTGACTTCATAATCGAACGAGCGAACCTGCATCGCGCCTGATTTACGTTTCATGGATTTTTTCCTCGTTGAGCCAATCGCGGATAGCGTCGCGCGCCTTGGCGGCAGATGTTGCTTGTCCGAGTTGCGCCAGCGGCGTCAGATTCGATTGCACCGTCAGAACGTCAGTGCCTTCCTTCCTCGGCAGGTTTTCCTTGCTGCGGATTTCCTCGCGCGTCATCCAACCGTTCTGACCCGCCGACGAGTACAGCGCCGCGCGGCCTACGCTGTCAGAGCGCATCAGACCCTCAACGACGTGCTCAACGTAGTAATCGGCGCGCTCGACGGGCTCAAGCAGGTCTTTGCTTATCTGCTGCTCGATGAGGGTCAGCCACGGCTGCAAAGAGAAAGTCAGGAACCCGAGTACCTGCTGTTCAAGGCCAGAGCCCCAGCTTGTGGAGTTGCCGGTATGGCCCACCATATGCGGCGGCACGCCGAACCAGCGGCAGATTTCCTCTACGCCGAACTCACGGGTTGACAGAAGCTCGGCGTCCTGCGGGTTCATGGACAACTGATGGAACGAGGACCCCTTCTCTAGCACCATCACCCCGCCCTCTGCGGACACGCTCTTGACGTGCTGACGGACCTCTTCGCGCTGACCGGGTTTCAAGACAGCGTCCATCGTCACCATCCCGGACGACTTCATGCCGTTCGCAAAGGTCTGGCCGGCCGCCTCCTCCGCCGCCATGGCATTGCCGAAGATCTGGCGCGCACACCCGATCACCGACAGTCCAATGAGGCCGTCCATGGTGAACGCCGGAATGTGCATCATGTGCCCTTCTTCTATCTCCCGGCGCCTGCCGCTCTTCGCGTCCGTGTACACGTAGAAGAATGCGCCGTTCTCCCGCCGCTTCTTCTCAACCTGGCCCGGCATCAACGGCGTGAGCGCCACCAGGCGGCCGGCGGAGAATGACTTTTCAACGTAGGCATTGCCCCAGAGCAGTAGATGCGCCAGGATCACCTGCCGAAACACCGCCGCCGTCATATCGGCATTGGGTTGGCTGTGAAGCAGTCTATACAGCACATGGTCTCTGGCGACTGCGCGACCACCATCACCCAGCCGGTGATAGATGTTCAGGGGAAGCGTCGAGACCGTTCGCGAAAGTAGGTTTGCGCAAGCCCACACGGTGGAAAGCTGCAGGGACGAGCTGACCGTCACGGCCTTTCCAGAATAGGATTCGGACCCGTAAAAGGAATTCCAGAACGTCCCATCTGTGAGCGAGATAGGGACGCCTAGCCACTTCAAGACTCTCGACTTCAAGCGCCCCGGAGGTTTGGTTTTAGTTTCGCTCATAGGTCTCAAGTAATAATTGGGTTGCTCAGGAAGTCGCCGAGGTCGTCGCCCTCATCCGTGGCCACTGCCAGGCCCATGGCCATCAGCAGCGCAGCCATATCGTCAATCTTGTCCGCAGAACGTTTTCGGTCCGGTGCCATGGACAGGTTCACGTCACGACGCGCCACCAGGTTTGAAGCGCACCACGCCAGGACAGGATCGCCACCATGAACCAGCTTTCCGCCCACGTAGGCCAACTCAAGCGCCTGCATCGCAGGGTGGTAGCTTTTGGTGCCTTGCACAAACTGCACCATCGGCACGCTCGCCGCCACCAGACGGTTCACCAGGTCGGCCGCGTTCCAGGCGTCGTATGCAATCTGCTGCGGGTCGAAACGCTGCACCGCGGCCAATATGTCGCGCTCGATGACCGAATAGTCGGTCACGTCGCCTTCGGTCTGGAGCAAGTACCCAGCCTCCACCCAACCGGCATACGGCACTGTGGCGCGCTCGGTGCGCTGCTTCACCGCCTCGGACGGCACCCAGCGCCAGCCGTGCGTGTACCAGACACCCTCGACAAACCACAGCAGGCGGAATGCGGCGATGTCCGTGGTGCTGGCCAAGTCCAGGCCGCCCCAACATGGGTAGCCCGCCAGCCAGTCCAGTTCGACAGCGCCCCCGCACTTGGCCCACTTGGTCAGGTCCACCCAACCGCTGGCGGTCGATGCCGGCCGGTTGCACCGCTTGATGCGGAACTCCGCCAGCTTGGACGGCATTTGCTTGGCTTCGACGGCCTCCTTTCGGATGGCCGCCTTCAGGTGCGGATTGACGTCCAGTAGCGGATTCGCTTTGATCCACTTCGACTCGTCAAACTCATCGTCCTGCGTGATCTTCGCGGACTTGTCTTCGTTGTCCAGCGCGTAGAACAAGGCCAGAAAGTGGTCGGCCTGCGTGCCCAATACGCCGCGCAGCAGCGCGAACACGAAGCCGCGAATTTCGGCCCAAGGGCCGGCGTTCGTGTATCCCTCGGTGGTCGTGAACAGCCAGAGCGGGTTTGCCCGCGCGCCAGCGGCCGACTGCAGCACGTTCAACAGGTCGGCCGTCTTGTGCGCGTGGATCTCGTCCAGGCCAGTGTGGGACGGATTAAGACCGTCCTGCGTGCTGGCCTTAGCGTGAACGGCCTTGTAGCTGCTGCCCGTCTCAAAACGGCTGATGGACTTCGCCCATGTGGCCAGGCCGAAGGCTTCTGCCAGGTCAGGCGTTTTCTCGACCATGCGCTTCGACGCGCGGAAAATGATGCTGGCCTGGTCGAATGTGGTGGCCGCGCTGATAACCTGCGCGCCCTCTTCCGGCTCGCAGCACAGGCAGTACAACAAGATCGCCGAGGCAAGCGTGCTTTTGGCGTTCTTCCGCGCCACCGCGAACAGCGCGGACGTAAAGCGTCGGGGATGGAATGTGTCGTCGTCGCCCCAACCCTCTACTTTGATTGCGTCACGCCGCCGGAACCCGAACAACTGCACCACGAAGAAGACGTGGCTCGGATGCATGACGATGGTGGGCGTTTCCCACTTGCCCTCTACGTGCGGCAGCTTTTCGATGAAGTCGCATGCATCATTCGCGTGCCACTCGTCGAAGAAGAACGGCGTTCCGCGACGCCGTGCCCGTTTCAGGTCGTCTAGGAATCGCTTCGCGGCGAGGCGAATCCAACGCCCATGCTTCTTGCGCCCCTTGTCGGCTACCGCCGCCTCCGCGTACTTGGTGGCGATGCCGACATAGTCACGCGCTGCGACGCTTCCCATTGGTCTTGAACCTGTTGCCAGTCTGCTCCCCAGCGGCCGAACCCTTCACCTTCCCCTGAGCGACAGGAGTGAGGCCGAATTCGCCAACCAGGGCGCGGTACTGCGCGAGCATGTGACCGGTGGGGGTTTCGCCGGCCATCCATAGTTGCACCAGCTTCCCATGCAATGCGCAGAGCATCGCCAACGGCGACAAACTCGCCTCGGTCAGGAGGCGGTTCGAATGCAAGATGCGGGTGAGCCGGTCCCATTCGGCCTCGGCGTGCTTGTTCGGCAGCCATTCCGGCGCCTCCGGGACGTCCGAGACCAGCGGCATTTCAACGGCCGGGGCTTCGGGCGGAGCGTCACGGTCCGCACGCGAGGTGCCGGCCACAACTTTCAGCGCGACCGGCTTCTTCGGTGGGGCCATATCGCCTCCAAAAAACGCGTTTTTCTGATGTGACTGCGCAAAAAAAAGGCTGGGCGTCGGGTGTCCGGCAAAATCGGGGCAACTTTCGGCCCACCCCTCCCCTTTCTGTCACGATTTCGGGCTCGTTCTGCCCGTACCTCGGCCCCTTGCGCTCTGGGCCTCGGCCTGGGTCTTCTCCGCGTGGCAGTGTCTGTTCACCGCGCGCAGGTTGCTGGGGTGGTCGTTCAACCTCCCGGCCTCATCCCGCGTGTTGTCGATGTGGTCGACCTCATGAGCGACACGCGGGAGCAACAGAGCGCGGCAGGCCTCGCACTGACACAGCCCGCCATCGCGCTCCATGATCTGGTCACGCAACCGGCGCCAGGGCCGACCGCCGCGGCCTTGACCGTAAGCGGGAGGCTCAGGCTCATGCCTGGCCGTCGACACCACCCGCCTCAGCTTTCCGGGGCGGGTCGGCATCAGCAGGCCGCCTTCGCCGCATGGTCGTCGATGATCTCGACCTCGACTTCATACGTGTATCCCGTGCTGGTGGAGCGGCTGGTGATGTATGCCCTGTACGACACGGCGGGCGAATCCAGACTGACACCCAGCTCATCCGCGACGTGCTCAGCAATGATGCGCAACACCACATCCTGATCGAGCTTTGCGGTATGCACGTCGCGGTGCTGCTTGTTAGTGTTAATCCTCATCGCTTCCGCCTTTCGTTGAATTGGTGCCGGGTGCTACCTACTGCACACCGCCCGGCGCGATGACCCAACCCCCGCGCGCCATGCCCAGCGCGCGCCCCTCGGTAGCGGGAAGGTAGGAGAATGGTTGCGGCGGCAGGGTTCGAACCTGCGACCTCCGGGGTATGAACCCGACGCGCTGCCACTGCGCTACGCCGCGAAAATGAAAAGCCCCGACCGGAGAATCCGTGCCGGGACTGGCTTGCTCGCATCTGCTATGGTTACAAGTTCCTACACCTGACAATAGAGGCGCATATGAGCGATAAATTCGTGAAAGACATGGATAGCTTTGCGGCCGGCGTTTGTACAGCCTTGGCATGCCTGAAAATCGCAATACAAAATTCGCCCGGCTTTGACCAGAAAAGACTTGAGGAAGCAATCAAAGGCATTCTCAGCGCCCCCTCGTCACAGGTTGATCAAGAGTCCTTTGCCACACCCTTGCGCTTCTTGCTGAGCGAACATAGCTATAACCCCGCCCAACCTGATGACACCCCGCTTCAGGCGAAGCACTAAGGCGCCTTCCCAGCCGAGAAAGTGCCTTTGGGATCCAAGGTCCATACTCCGGAGTCAGCCATAATCGCTTTTGGATTCGCACAATCCACATGAATCGAATTGACCGCCTGCTGCTCACCAACGCGCAGCGGATCAAGCGCTGGGGCCAAAGCCCACATCAAGAACCGCTTATACAGCCGTTTCAGCATTGCTGACTCCAAGTAAATAGCCCCGACCGGATCATCCGTATCGGGGCTTAGGTGTAGATGGGGGGCCGGAGTTGAACCGGCGTCCTCATGCCGTGCTTCGTTCTCGTTTAACTCTGCACACCGTGGGCTCTATCCGCTGAGCTACGCCGCAAAATGGAGCGGGCTGCGGGGATCGAACCCGCGTAGGCGGCTTGGAAGGCCGCAGCCTGACCACTCGGCCAAGCCCGCTAATTGTTACTATTCGTGCCACGTTCAATCAAAGAGGCACACCATGGGAATCAAGATCACCGCTCTGGTAGCAGTTCTCTCCATCGGAATGGCTGGCTGCTCTACCACCCCGGTAACGGCAGACAAGGCTAAGCCCGTACCAAAGGAGAGGATTTATGGCTTCCAGAAGCAGCCCGCCGAGCCTTTCGGCACCGCAGTAGTCACGAGGGACTCTGGCTTCACGGGATCGGCTTGCTACGTCCTGCTTCGCATCGACGGCCAAAAGGCGGCCGAGTTCGGCACCGCAGAAACCGCTACGTTTTACCTGAAGCCGGGCGAATCCATAATGGAAATTGACAGTGGAATTTGTGGCGGGGGCAACAAAGAAATCGAGGTGAAGTCTCTGGCTGGCGAAAGCCGCCGCTACCGCATCTTTATTGACACGGCATCGGGTTATGGTCTGTCCCGCACTACGTATTAATGCAAAAACCCGCCGGCTTTCGCTTGGCGGGTTTGTCTGGACGCAGCAAGACACCGTATCGGTTAGGTGGCTATGTTGTAGGAAAATCCCCCAACAGTCAACCGAAATCACGCGCCATTCTCGTCGGCGATCAGTTTCCCAACTAGCACCTCCTGTGCCCTCAGACCCACTGCGTTACATTACGTTATATTGCTGGCCGGAACTATGAAATTCATCGACAAGAGCCCCCCATGAAGAGCAATGATGACCTTCGAATAGCGGGATTTACCCAGTCGGGTGCGATGCGCTACTCAGCAGCCACAGATGCCTATTGCGAAGAACTATTCGCAAAATCTGTTGCGTTAGGCGATATAGATAAGGCGCCAGATACAGCCAGAGAGGTGACGCATGATCACGTCCGGGGCGCAGCTGCCGTCCTTGCCGTCCGTGGGCAGAATGGACAGTCCAATTTGCAGGTTGGTTGTCAGATTGGCGAGTACGTGTGTGCCGCATTGGCAGGCGTTGGTGGCGGCAAACTGGACCAAACATGGGGCATTGTGACGTTCGGACTAAGCCTATCCGCCGGCGTCGTCCTGTTTGTCATACGAAACACTCGGAGCCGAGCGAAATGAAAGTTGTGTACACAGACGCGGCTCAACAGGAGCTAATCGATTTTCACGAACGTCAGCGGTTACTGCTTGAGAGGTTAGTTTCCGATCGAAAGCTAGTCTTTGGAGATGATGTCTTAGAAATTACCGCATCGGACATCAAGGAGGCTGAACATCGCATTCAACCAGTTCAGCGAAGCGTGCGCGCGTATCGCTCAAGCGCGCTAATAGTAAGGGTTTACTTGGTCACCGGGATATCAATGATGATCGGGGCGTTCTTCTATCCACAGCTGCAGGAAATTTTCGAGACCAACAGAACTCAAGCTTTGGTGTTTTTCACCGGCGCTGCTATCACTTTCATGGGCGGGATAGTTGGGTATTGGATCAAGCAGCGACAAGTCAATTTGGCAACATCGCTAGAGAGGCTCGACTATTTCGCGGCACATCTTTCAGCAGCCAAACTGGAAGAGGTAGAAGATCTTAAGATAAAACGTGAAAAGCTGAGCAAGCTGGAATAAGTTCATAGGTCGGCTCGATCTAATCGAACGCCCGCCTGCTGGCATGTCCACCCAGGCTTATTGGCGGACATGCTGGTTCAAAAGGAGCCAGCCGTCCCGCTTGACTTTCCAGCACCACTCTACGCATCAATTACGCCGCAGTCTTTCAATCGCTCTGTGATTGCGCGGGTGGCTTGCTGATGTAGGCCAATTGAACCTGCGCCGCCGAACAGCCAGCGCTTTAGTCTTGCGCTATGCGCACTCGCTGTTTTTTCGTCTACCCCGTAGCACGCAGCTAAGTCGCCAAGCGTCGCTTTTGCCCCCAGAAGCCGCTGAATTAGCGCGGAGCGCAGCCGCCCATTCGAAATGCATCCCGACAACGCAGCGGCGGCAGACAGCGTAGTAAGTTGCCCCACCGCCTCAGACCATTCACGATTCACCTTCCAGCCGCTGCAGCAAGTAGTCCGACACTCGCACGGAGTCCGCTGCGGCGCCATAGTTGAGACAAGCACAGCCTGATGCAATGGCGCGAGACGAGCCAGTTCAGCCCGGATCATACCGGCCTGCGCAGCCCCGTCCAAGCCGGACAGCCCTCTGCCCTCTTCCTTCGCAGGCCCAAAGGAAAGCCGATTCAATAACGGGCGGTCGTACTGCTGCATGGAATAGTTCAGAGCGAACGCCAGCGCGCCATGGGCACTACGGAAAAGCGCCTCTGGCCTTTCTTTTACGGTCGGGGCCGAAGGCAAGCGCGAAACGGTCAAGGTAGACATCAGTAAATCCCCGGGGAAAAAGTGACTTTCGCGGGCAGCAATTCCCGCATCCATTGCATTGCTGCTTCCCATGCGAAGGTGACGGTATGCCGCCCCCGGACAGGAAAGGTTCTTGGGTTGACGTGGTGGGCATCCACCATCACCGATTCGCCACGCGCCCCCGTTTGTCTGTAGATCAGCACCGGTACGCCCTGCTCGCCGGCCTGCTGCTGTGCCTGGCTCCACCAGGCCGGAAGACGAAGCTCGTTCGCGTGCTTGCATTCGATGACGATGCCCGCGAAGGCGGGATCATCGGCAACCAGATCGCTATCGCCCTTGGCGTTGCGCACGCGCCGACGCCATGCCTTCCCGGTTGCCTCGGTCAGCAACTTAGCCACCTTGCGCTCATACTCGATGCCCTTGGTTCGCTGCATTGCGCTCATCCTTGCGCCCCCGTGTCCGGATAGGCGTTCATGGCAGCTTTCGCCATGGCAAGGACCGTGATCGAGTAGCGCCGACCGCCCTTCTTCGCCGCCTCCGCGAGAATGCGCTTTGCACCACGGCGAGGATCGCGGCCGGACTCATTCAGGATCGTCCCAGCCTCCAGAGCTTCCAATGCCTTGGTTGCCTCTTCTGGCGTGGCGTAGGTCGCGCCGGGGGCTGGCAACGCGACAGCGGGCGTGGGTACGGTCGCCCACTCGCCCCGGCTCAGTTCCTCGGAAAGTGCGCGCTCCCAGCGCGCCTGCATCACCGAGTAGCCGCAGTTCAGCAGGTCATGGGAGCCGACGCGCACCGCAGCCCAGTACACGGCGGGATGGCTCCATTGCCCCACCTCGCCGCGGCGGCGAGCGCTCATCCCCGCAACGGCGTCATGGAATGCGTTCTCCGGGATCAGGCCTGGCCGGCACGCGCGGATGAACTCGCCCACGGCGGGCGGCCAGTCGGGGAACATGCGGCGGCAGGTCCGCAGCCCCTCGGCCACCTCCTGAGGCGTCACGCGGTCCTCGTCCAGCGCTTCGGCCCAGGCTTCTTTCCAGTTCTCGATGCTCTGCATGTCCGGGAAGTCCTTCAGCCAGCGCCCCCTGTACGTCCCCGAAAGCCGGTTCCACAGATGGTCGATCAGGGAAATGCCCTCCAGCTTCGCCAGCGGCACGGCCCAGCCGGAGCGCTCAGGCGTCGATTGTGCGACCGTCGTCATAGTCGTTGCCTCCTTGGGCGCGATGTCGATTCACGTATTCCGTGGGGTTGAACTTGCCGCCCCGGCCGGCTGGCCCGGTGACTTGCCCGCCTGGGGCGAACAGCCCTTGCCAGCTTTTGCCGATGGCATTGGCAATGACCGCCTCCGGCGAGTAGCCCCCTTGCCGGAAGCCCGCGAGGTCTTTCACCTGCTGCTTGGCCGCCTCTTCAGTCAACGGCTTCCGGATCTGCTCGCGGTGACGCACCCAGCGCCCCCACAGTTCCGCATCCAGCCAGTCCGGCAATTCCACGCACATCGGATCGAACCCTGGCGAGCGCTTGCGCGCGCCTTTGATGGTTCTTGATGGTTCTGACGGTTCTATGACGGTTATATGCGGGTGCAACCCGTTGCACCCTTTCATGCCGCCGTTTGCACCCTTTACGTCGTCAGTTGCACCCTTTGTGTCGTGGATTGCACCCTTTTCTACTTGTTCAACCGGTGCAAAATCTGCACCCTTTTCTTGCTCCGGCGCGGTCGGTTTGAGGGATGCAAAATCTGCACCCTTTATCCAAGCCTCAGAAATCCGGTACTCCCGACGCTGATTACGACCACCGTTGCCCGAATTCACCAAGATCAGCCAGCCGGCCTGTTCCATGCCGCGAAGCTGGTATTGCACGGCCCGCACTGACTGGCGCGTCTTCTCTGCCAGGGATGCTATGGACGGGTAGATGCCCGTGCCCTGATCGCTCGAATGGTCCGCCAGCGCCAGCGCAAGGATCATCTCCCCGCCTCCGTTCGGATACCGTTCAAACACCATCCCCATGACTTTCACGCTCATGGCGACTCCCGATACAAAAGTTGATACCCGATTTCGGCCTCAATAGGCCATGCCCCAGGACAATCAGGGACAACCGGGTTTCTTGGAATCCAGCCTCCCACAGCGCAACCTTCTCTTCGTAGGTCGCGCCCGTGGTGTTCTGGTCGATGTAGGCGTGGCACGTCCTGCAACCCCATGCGGTGGCCCAGTCGTGCGCCTTCAGCCATCCGGCCTTGCCGTGGCGTGATTGATTCGAATGACAAGCAACCACCGTTGCTGGATCGCCGCAGCACACATCCGGCACGCGGATCTTGCAGGGCTTGCCCCGCGCCAGATCGAGCAAATCCCGGTTGCGGTACATCGTTTTGGCGGTGCGCGCCTTTATGCGGCGGCTGGGCAACCGCTTGCCGGTCGCCTTCAACGCGGACCTCTGACGCATGGGCGCGCCCCGCTTCATCGGCGTCTTCTGCTTGAGCGGCGTCTTGCGTTGCAAGGTCATGCGGCACCCCGCTGCTTTCGGACACGCGACCAGTGCGAGAACTTCCAGCCGTTCGTGTGACGTCTGACCAGGCCGGCGCGCACGGCGTCGAACAGAAGCGACTCCACCGCCGCCGCCGCCGCGTCATCCCGGGTGGTCCGCAGCCAGGGACTGACGGCCACCAAGGCAGGCGACACCATTGCCCGCAGCGCGGTGACTTGAACTTGCCGCGGCGTGTCGATGATGGCCTGGCGGACGGCTTCCACCGTCTCCGCTGGCACGCGGTAGCCCCTGAACATGTGCAGGCAGTCAGCCATAGATGCCGCTCCATGCCACGAACGGCTTGCGGATGACCGTATGAAACAGCCCTGCCGCCGTCGCGTTGTGGTCCAGTTCTGCGCGACTGGTGATGCCGCACATGTCGCGCACATACCGCGCCGCGTACTGGCTCGGGGACACGCCCTCGGGGGCGGCGCCGATGCGGGAGACAACCCACCGTTGAAACTTCGCGCCGTTGCACATCATTGCAGCCGTACGCGACAGCACCGCCCCCTTACGCCCCGCGGACGCGATACGCGCCCGCACCGGTACACCCGAGGTTCCACGCATCAACATGCCGCCCTCGCCTTGTCCTGGGCGGCGCGTACAACATTGCGCTCCAGGCGCTGCGCCTTCTCGACGATCTTGCGGCACTCGATGACGATGGCGGACGCGTCTTCGGCGCTGATATCGCCATCCGACAGCGCCTCTATCGCAACCGCCGAAAGCTCGCCGTTCAGTTGCGACATTTCCATAACCTTCTTGCGCGCTGCGTCCGCTTCATTCGCATGGACAGGGGCAGGCGGCAGAACATTCGCGGTGACGCCATGGCGCAGCGCCAGGGCCAGCAGCCAATCACGGGCGTAGCGGTCGCCGTCCTGCTTCTCCATCATCCACTCGGTGGATAGCTCAAACAGGTCCAGCGACATAGACTGGCCTTTCACCCGGCGCATCTTCTGCCGCAGGGTTTCCGGGTGCATCGACACCGCTCGGCGGTTCGTCAGGAAGGCTGCAAGCTCTTCCACGCCCCCGGGCGTCTTCGTGACGCTGATGTACAGCGCGTCATGTGGATCAATCTGTGTGTAGCGGTTGGTCATCAGGTCTTACCTTGAAATCCGGGTGCGATCAGGGTTTCGCTCTTGCCGCGCCATCCCTAAGATGCGCAGCATGGAAAACATCCCTCAAACGCCTAGCGGCCCAATCTGGATCTTGTCGTCGTCTGCCGGCATGTCCTGCGGCGTGCTGTCGCCCGGCTGCTCGTCCGGGACGTTGAAGAACCAGCGCGCCTCATCGGGCGCAGGACGGTGCAACGCAAGGCGTGCGCCGAAGGTCATCGGGCCTACACCTCTACGCATGGTCAGGCCCCTTCAAAGAAACAGAACCGTCTCGCTTGTCCTCCAATGGCACTGCGTCCGCGCCGGCCAGAGAAACGCCCAGGCGAATGGCTGCGCCGCGAACCATGTCTGCCCGACGCTGATCCAGCGTGTCGGGCCATAGCGAAATGGCGCCCCGGGTCATTCCGAGTGCGCGCCCCAAGGCCGCGCCACTGCCAAACGCCCTGATGGCGTCCTCTTTCATCATGTCTAGCCCCATTTGATTAGTACACTAGACAAATAGTATGCCAAGCAAACTATACAATCAAGCGGTTACTCTGCTATACATGAGCACACTGCAAGATCGCCTGAAAGAGGCGCTCGCCGACGCGCGAATATCCCAATCCGAACTTGCTCGCCGCGTGAAAGCCACGCGGGGAGCGATATCGTTCTGGTTCACGGGAACGACGAAAGAACTCACTGCCGAAAATCTCGTCGCTGCCGCAAGTGCGCTGGGCGTAAATCCGGTTTGGCTCGCCACTGGCAAAGGGCCAAAGGGACCGGATTCGGACACGTCAGCCCCAGATTTTGATAACAACGTAGCCCCTTCGATCATCGGATCCAGACGGGTGCCACTCATAAACTATGTGCAGGCCGGCGAACTTACTGAGATAGGCGCCGCCTTCTCGGGAGAAGCCTTGGAATACCTGCTTACCGACATGCAGTTGTCGGATCATGCATTCGCATTGGAGATTTCAGGAAGGTCGATGTACCCCGACTTCAAGCCTGGCGACCGGATCATCATTGACCAGGAAGTCTGTCCGCAACCTGGCGATTTCGTCGTCGCGCGAAACGGCGGCTACGAAGCCACATTCAAAAAGTACCGTCCGCGCGGGATAGATGAGAATGGCAATGAGGTTTTTGAGCTGGTTCCGCTGAATGAGGACTACCCCACGCTGAGCACTCGCACGGAGCCCCTCATCATCATTGGGACTATGGTTGAGCACCGCCGCTACTACAGGCGCGGGTAAACCTCTCTAAACATATCACCACCCTACGGGGTGGTTTTTTTTCGCCTGCAAAGTGCGCTATGCACGTTCCAAAGCGAAGTTGCATAGCTCGCTTGACACTTCGCCCAAACGGTTTGTATAGTTTGCTTAACGCGCTCTAAGCACGTTTCGCTCTTTAACAACAGAGGCCGCCCGCCCCCCCGCAAGGGAGGAAGGGCGAAACAGGACAACCAGGCGCAAGCGCGCCCCCGGACCCTGTGTGCCTGGCCCTCGCGGCCAGGCAACGCCCAGCCGGGCGTGGCGACGATAACCCCGGCCTCTTTCTGATTCCGCTGAAAAGCGGGTTTCGGCCAGCGCCGCGTGCGGCGCTGGCCGAAACCAACCAGAGAGGAAATCACCATGAACCGCAGACTCAACCCGCAGAAGGAAGTTGATGCCTGGAATGCCCGTGTGAAGGTGGGCGCCACCGTGACATACGCGGAAGTCAGGGGCGAAGACACAAAGCAATACAAGACCGCCACGGCGGCCGAAGTGTTGAGCGGTCATACCGCCGTCGTGTGGCTCCACGGTAGGAACGGCTGCGTGTGCGTCAGCCACTGCAAACCCATAATCCACGAGATACACGCTGTGGACGGCTGATCACGGCGGCCAGCCTTTTTTTCTCTCAACAGTCAGTCAGCAGACGCCAAGTCCCCAGCTCGACTATCACCCCGATGTTCGCGCCACGAACGGTAGCTCCAATTGCTTCGGACCAGGACTCGCCTGCTCCGTCCACGCAGGAAACTGTGAAGGTGAAACTGCTGCCGATTTCTTCTGGCTCCAAATCTCGTATCCGAAATTCTACTGACTGCTTGGTGTCAATTACCTGCCACTCAGTCGGAGGCCTGAGCAAGTCGGGGCGATCACATTGCAAACGAACAGCCGATGCTCGATATCCAATGTTCTCAAGAACAAAATTCACGCTCGTTGACAAACCAGACATGCTTCGCCTTTCAGCGCGAATATCAAAACTTGGCATCAACCTGTTCCGCGCTGCAGCCTGTTCGCTTTTGAACTGTTCCAGTTGAACTTGCACTTGCTGCTTTGTCACTTCGACTAGTTCGCGCTGGTGCTCGACAGATTGCCTCAATTCTTCCGCCTGCTGCGCCAAGGCAGCCGTACTCAATCTAAGTTCTTCCCCTTGTTGGAAGTAACCCAAGATGAGCCAAAGCAGCGCCAAGGGACCAACAACGCCGGCGAGGAAGTCGCCAATTGCATTGAGTTCCATGCCGAAAAAACTACCCCACTTCGCCCATCCCAGCACAACAACGGCAGCTAGGTAAAACAACGTAATTGAGATACCGACCCAAGTCAATTTCTTACTCATCGCTCATCCCTCCCAAGTGCTCGGATTCTAATCAGAGCGATTTGGGCGCGCAATTTAACGCAGCATCTCCCCATGCCCCGCGTGCGGGGTATCGGCAGGCGCTGTTGCCTGAACACCATCCCATCAATCCACGGAGCAATGCCATGCTCGAAGCACTCGTACGCCTCATTGAAGAACTGATCGACGTTTTCAACTTCGGCAGCAGCATCAGCAAATAGCTAAACGCAGAACACCGAACCCTCAATGCACAGGGTCGCCGATCTGCTCCTTGCTTCACATTTTCACCTAGACCGTGCTAGAAATAGGATTCCACATTCGAAACGCTCCAACCCACAAGGAATCCAGCCGTGCGCATTTTAATTTCATGCATGCAGTGTTTTCAGGAGACAGGCACTCCAAGTCTGCACTTTAGTCGGCCAGAGATTCGTGATGACGGGATTTATGAGAACAGATGTCCTGCCGGACACGACACCACGACCTTCCTACAGCAACAGAAATTTGAAGTTCTCTTTGAGGTCGGCGCAAACGCAATCCTTGATGGTTACTACCGAGAGGCCGTTTCGTCTTTCACATCCAGCCTAGAGCGATTCTACGAGTACGCTCTGCGAATTCTTCTATCGCGACCTTCGAATTCGGACGATCTGTTCAACATCTGCTGGAAGGAGGCCTCGAGCCAATCTGAACGGCAGTTAGGCGCGTTTGTTTTTGTGTGGGCTACCAATTTCGGAGAAGCGCCGGCGCTCCTGCCGAACGCCTTAGTGAAGTTCAGAAATGAAGTAATTCACAAGGGAAAAATCCCCACGAAAGAGGAGGCATTGCGATATGGGAATGCCGTACTTGGCGTCCTCCGTCCAAAGCTATATGCGCTGAAAGCGGAGTTCGCCAAAGAAATGGCTGAGCTAACATTCCGCCAATCTCACAAGCAGCGAGCTGAATCTTCCTCCAACCACCCCGTTGCAACGCTGGGCATGGCAACTTGCGTAAGCCTAATGAGCGAAGGCACTGCCAAGCAAGACCAGAGTCTAGAAGGCTACCTGAATGGCCTCGCCCAACAGCGCCGGATCTTCGAAGGTCTCGGAGCACCTACGCTCTAAGTAAGCCCCCAGGCTCGCTCTACGGAGTTGCTTCGGAGAGCAGGCCGACGCCGCTACGTCACCGGCGCAAAAGTGACTTTCCAACGTGACGCGATGATCGGGCCTCCGGCCCGCTCTCCGAAGCCCACCACGCGCATACCGCGCAGATCCCCATGCCATCAACTATCCCCGCCATCTGGTGGGGCCTGGTGCTGCTCGCCCTGGTGGCGGTGGCCCTGGTACCCATCGGCAACTACTTCACCCGCCTCTATGTCGCGGCCGATCCCTGGAGCCCCACATGAACACCATCAGCGCAAGCGCGCCCCCGGTGCGCATCCGCCCCCTGCAAGGCATCGCAAAGGCCGGCCGCAAGCTGGGCAACTTGATCGCGCCACGCGACCACGCCGGCCGCGGCAACTGGAGCAAGGACGCGGATATCCCGCCCTGGGTCGGCTGGCCGGCTGGTATCGCCCTCGCAGCCTTCGCCCTCTTCGGCCGTCAGATCCTCGGCCGGCTGCTGCACTTCGCCATATGAACGGAATCGACTTCATGGTTCGCGACCGCACCGGCTGGGCGCCATCTATCCCACTTCCTCGCCGACGTGTGCGCTCGCCTGACTCGAAGACCGAGGCGATCAAGCCCGAAGAAATAGAATTTATCCGCAGAGCCCGAGGCCGGCTCAGTACCTACGAGCTGGCCGAATGCTACGGCGTGTCGCCCCAGACTATCAGCAACATCTGGGCACGTTATCTAAACTCAACGATTAGTCGCCAGTAGCAGTCGCCGCGTCAGCTTGAGCCCCTGTGTTCTTCAGGCGCGCCCAACGTTTTTGGAGCAACTTTGTTAGCGACTCCGACATGCTCGCATACCGGGCCAATGTGGAGAGATCCGCCGCTTTTGATCCCCGCAATCGCGTAGTCAGTGAGTCGAATTCGATAGCCGCCTCTGCCTCGTCATCAGTTATCACCCCAACGCTCGCGAGACGAATCGCCTTGGCCGATGAGCTCACTCCAGCCGCCTCTGGCGTTCCTGTCACGAAGGCGAACATATCGGATATCAATCGCTCTACCGGCGTCCAATTCCCGGCAACCATCGTTTCGACTGCATCGTTAACTGTTCTCACGTCTTCCAGTTTTCGGTAGGTGGCAAGCCATCGTAGATAGTCAGACTGGGGCCGCTTGAGTTTCTCCTTGTGTCCGCCGTGCGCAATCTGGGCCGGGTCGCCCTCCCTCACCACTTCTTCACCAGCGGCCGATTCTGGCGGGGTGGATAGGGGTTCGACGTCCGACTTGACGACAGCATTCGTCACTGCGGCCTGCGTTTGCGCCAACTCTTCCTTGAGCTCGACGTTCGCAAAGGGAGACCGAATCGCGGCCACCCGACCAATAAGCACCCGAACCTCCTTCCTGAATAGGTAGGCAATCCAGACAACTGCGAGCGGCCAGGCGACCGCACTAAGAAGCGCTGTCTGCTCTTTGATGAGGCCTAAAAAAAACGTCGGAAAGTCCATCGATTCCCCCCTCCTGAGTTTTGCAATCGTATATCAAGACCGATAGGTACCAAATGACCCATCCCCCCGCATCGTTCAAGACGATGATTCTGGACAAGACGATCAAGCGCGCCGACGCGATGAAGATCCAGTACCACCGGATTCACGTGGCCCCCGACTTCAACCCGCGCGACTTGGACGACTTCTACGAAACCGACATTCAGGAACTGCTTGCCCACATCCTGGCCGGCGGTACGCTGCCGCCGCTGGAGGTCATCGCGATGGCTGACGGGTCCGGCGTTGAGCTTGTTGACGGGCATCGGCGCTTCGATGCCATGGGGCGCGCCATCGCCCAAGGATTTCCCATCGATTGGGTTTCCATCGTGGCCTTCCAGGGCAACAAGATTGATCGCCTGGCACGCGTATACACCAGCAACAAGAATTCTCCCCTGCGCCCCCTGGAAGCAGCGCGCGGCTTCAAGCGCTTCCGCGGCGCCGGCCTGGACAGCGCGGAGATTGCCGCCCTCGTCCATTGCAGCCGTACCCATGTCGAAAACTACCTTGTACTGGCCGACGCCGAACGTGAAGTGCAAGAACTGGTCCGCAGCTGCAAGGTGTCCGCCGAGGTCGCTATCGACGCTGTGCGCAGGCTGGGCGCCAATGCCGGCGACTTCCTGACCGGCAAGGTGGACGAGGCCAAGGCCGCCGGCAAGGCCAAGGTCACCGCCAGCACCATCCACGGCCGCGCCCTCCCCCGCAAAGTCGTCTCCCCGCTCATCAGCGGCGTGGACTCCTTCATCAAGGGGCTGGACGCCAACCAGCGCGCAATCCTCATCGACATCCAGGAAGGCCGCGTAGCAGCCGACACCATCACGGTAAAGGCCGAAGACCTGATCAACCTGTTCCAGGCCCACGGCGCCGTCGAAACCGTCCGCGCCAAACGCGCCGAGAAAGCCACCAAGGACGCGCAGCAAGCCGCCCCCGATACACAGGCACCGATAGACCTTGAACAAGAGGAAGCCACCGCATGAGCGCCCCCGAATCCCAAACCAGCGCCGATCAGGCGCTCAGCAGCCTCATGGGCGCCGCCCTGGGTACGCCGGACACTTCCCGGCCGGATAGCGCGCCCGCCCCCGTCTACGGCTCCCCCGCAGAATTGGCAAACCGCATCGAACAGTACCTTGCACACGATGGCCGGGAAAACTCCGCCACGCTCCTGCTGTACGAAGCCATGAAGGCGCTGCGCGCTCCCGCTGCTGGCGATGCGCGGGCGCCGGCCCTCAACATCGAGGCCGCAGCAATAGCGCTGGCTGAATGCATGGACTACCCGTGGGCGCACATGCCTGATCCGGGCCGCGCGGCTATGCGTGAACACGCTCAGACCGTGATTCGTGCAGCCTCTCAGCAGCAGGAGGGGTGAGACATGGAAGTCGCCGCCCTATTCGTGGAGACGGATGGCGCCTACTTCGGTGTGCCTGGCGTGCACCCCTGGGACGAACCACGGGATGCTCGGAAGTACAGCGGCCCGCATCCGGTTGTGGCGCATCCACCTTGCCAGCGGTGGGGTCGTTACTGGCATGGCGCGCCGAACAAGCCCCATCAGTTCCGCCTGGGTGAAGACGGCGGATGCTTCGCCGCGGCGCTGACGGCAGTTCGTAACTATGGAGGCGTGATCGAACATCCAGCCGACTCGCACGCTTGGACATGGTTCGGCCTGCGTAAGCCGCCAAAGTCTGGTCGCTGGGTTCGGGCCGACCTACTCGGCGGCTGGACCTGTCACGTTGAGCAGGGGCACTACGGCCACCTATCGCGCAAGGGTACCTGGCTATACGCCGCTGGCACTGACCTACCAGAGCTGCGCTGGGGTCGCTCACCGCAGCGTATCCATCCCCGCGCAATCGAGCTTCACGGCTACGAAAAGGCCCGCCGCATCGGAATGATGGCCATGGTCGGCGGCAAGGACAAGACGCGCATCCGCAACGCTACCCCCCCCGAATTTCGCGACGCGCTGCTGGCCATCGCCCGCAGCGCCGGCACATCGATCAACAAGGAACTGGACCTATGACCGACCACACCACCTCCGCCCAGGCGGACAAGCAAGAAACGGTGCTGACGGATGACGAAATCCTGCGCGCTGCGATCAACGCGTCCGACAGCCTGAATATCACCCGAGTCCATGAAATCGGTGGTCCGTCACGCACCATCATGGAAGATGCTGGGCTATTGGAACTGGGTCGCGCCATCGAATCCGCCCTGCTGTCCAAGCTGCGCGCCCCTGTAGCCGTCCCGGAAGAATGCACAAACAAGCTTGTCAGCGCCCACTACCGGCGCGGGTGGAACGCCTGCCGAGCGGAGATTCTGCAAACTGCAAGCGCCCTTGTAGCCGGGGAGGAGCAGCCGGTCTGCTGGATCGAGAAAGACGTGCTGGAGAGCGTGCGCGACGAAGGTAGCGACGCCTGGGTGTACTGGCGCCCGGCCGGCCATGTCGCGGAGCCTGACGAAATGCCGCTCTATGCCGCGCCCCAGGCCAGCAAGTCCGTAGTGGTGCAATTCGCTGGGGTTGGATCGGCGGGGCCTTTCCCCGTCGTGGATAAACACGTAACGCTGCCCGAAGTGACGATGCGAGATCTCGCGCAGCGGTTGGCGCCCCAGGCCAGCGAGGCGGTGCGCACAACGGATACGGAGGCCGTGCTGGCCGATGCGCAAACTGCGCTGGCGTCAGCCCTGCACCTGCTGGCCAAATACGCGCCTGGGCACCATTGGCTCCCGCGCCTGGGCGAAGCTTTGGAGAAGGTTAAGGCCCGCGCTGCCCTGTCCGCGCAACCGGGCGCGCAGAAGAAGGGAGGGAGCGATGCGGGTTGAACACATCGGTACCGCCACGCTCTACTGCGGAGACTGCAGGGATCTGCTGGACGATTTCCCGGCCAGTCACGCGCTGGTCACGGACCCGCCCTACGGCATCAACCTCGCCAAGCTGACCGGCACGTCCCGCAACCGCTGGAACATGGCGCGCCGCACGGTGGCCTATGACTTCAACATCGTGGGCGACGACCGGCCGTTTGACCCGGTACCGCTGCTACGCTTCCAGACCGCCGTGATATTCGGAGGCAACCACTTCGGCAGCCGCTTGCCCGATGCGTCCTGCTGGCTGGTCTGGGACAAGCGGGACGGCGGCACCAGCGACCACCAGGCCGACTGCGAGATGGCGTGGACCAACCTGCGCGGCCCGGCACGCCTTTTCTCGCACAAGTGGCGGGGAATGGTGCGCGCCGGAGAGGAAAACGTCTCTCGCGGCCAATTTCGCGTGCACCCTGCGCAGAAGCCGGTGGCCCTCATGGATTGGGTACTCAAGCAGTGCCGCTTGGCGCCCGGTACCGTCGTGCTGGATCCTTACATGGGCAGCGGCACCACTGGCATCGCGGCCGCGCGTCTGGGGCTGCCATTCATCGGGTTCGAAATCGACCCTACCCACTTCGAGCGAGCATGCGATCGCCTGCGCACCGAATTGCAGGCCCTGCCGCTATTCGCCGACAACAAGGAGCAGTAATGGCACACGCAGCCACACACCAAGCACCGGCCGCGGCGCCGAACGAAGACCGCTTCATCAGCCACAACGACATCGCCGACCGCCTGCAGCTGAACCCGGACCATGTCCGGGACCGGCTCACCAAGCGCAAGGACTTTCCTCGGGCGTTCCAATTCGGCGGCGTGCGCCGTTGGAAGGCCGAAGAGGTGGACGACTGGATCGAATCGAAGCGGCAGGCGCCGGATGGGCGGCGCCGATGAGCCGTCCTCAGTTTACGACCTGGGACGCCTCTATTTGGTCCCAAGACTTGGTACGTGTGCGAATTGCATGACTCGCCACTTGGGCGAGCTCGCGGATGCGGCGTCCCGCTTCGTTACCTTCCAGATACCACCAAAGTGGCTGCCCACCTTCGGGCACTCCATTTTGATACCGCACTGCTTCGCGATCAACTTCATCAAGCAATTCGTCAATAGCATCGAAGACCTTTTCGCAGAAGAAGGGGCGTCGCCGCTTTGCCAATTCGTCCAGGTCGATCAGGAGCTTATTTACGTTTTGAACGCGTGAAGAACGGGACTCAGCGGGCTCATTCTTCCGGTCACTCATTGCATACGCCGGCCTTAGACTAGTTGACTCATATTCGATTTCATAAAGAAGTGCAGCCAGCTCAATGAGGATTTCAAATTCCTTCTGATATCTGAAGCTGTATTGAGCAATCTGTGCAGTTAGGGTCCCCTTGGTCCGTTCTAATTGACGTCCGTATTCGAGCTTGACAGCCTCAATCTTGCCTGTAATTTCAGCGATGTCAGCCTTAGTAGCAAGGTTCTTCCCGCTCTCCCTTTGAAAGGCCAGGTCAGACGCATGAATCAGCTCGGCTTGCTGCTTTCCTATTTGTTTAGCTACGGCGATGAGCCACACCACGCCAATACCAATCAAAACCAGCACAGAATTCCCAAAAATCTGACCCAAACTCACGTTCTCCTCCTTAGCCCAGTTTCTGCGCGATATCTGCCGCACTTTCCCGGTAGTAAATCATCAAGCTGCGCGGGTCTCGGTGCCCGACCATCCGCGCCAACTCCAGAATGCTCAGCTTCTTGGCCAGCCTGGTCAGCGCCGTGGCCCGGGCGTCGTGGAAGGTGGCCCCCTCCACCTCAGCGAGGGCCTTCGCGTGCCGAAAATAGACGTCGCGCAGCGCGCCTGTCAGGGTGAACATGCGTTCCTTGTCCACGCCCTTCAACGCCTTGAACAGGGCAACGGCCCGCTTCGACAGCGGCACCGCGCGGCGGTCGCCGTTTTTGGTCTGGTCCAGCTGGGCCACCTGCCTTTTCAGATCCACCTGGGCACGTTCCAGGGAGAGCAGTTCTCCCGAGCGCATGGCGGTTTCCAGGGATAGCAGGAAGGCCACGGCCGTCTGGTGGCGCTTGTCCTGCACGGGCCGCCCCTCTTCCCAGCCCAGGGCCAGCACAATTCGATCGATTTCTTCCTGGATATAAATCCGTTCCCGGTGGCGCCCCTTGGACGGCATCGTCAGCGCCAGCCAGGCGTCGTCCTTCACGTTGTGCCATTCCTTCCTGGCGTAGCCCCAGGCAGCGCGCAGGAGGGCTATATCACGTCGGCAGGACGTGGGTTGCACCTCGGTCAACCGCTTGTCCCGCCAGGCCGCCAGATCCACCGTCGTGACGGTGTGCATGGGCTTGGCGCACAGGTCCGGCTCGTCCTTTAAGAACCGTTCGATTCGGACCCGCTCCCAGCGGTGGCCCTTGTTCTGGGGCGATACCTCGTCGCGGAAGCGCTCCAGGACCTGGGCCAGCGACTTGACCACGATGCCCCCTACTGCGGACGTTGCCAGCTCAGTTTCCCGGCTGGCGGCCCACTCCTGAGCCTCCCGCTTGGTGGCAAACGTCTTACTCTCCCGGGTGCCGCCCTTGCTGACCTCGGCGCGCCATGTGTCCCCGCGCTTGCGAAAAGTGCCCAT